ACGTCTGGGCGTAAATGCTGACACCGTTGCCGAGCGAAGAGGCTTCGGCGCCGACAAGCGAGACGACATCGAAGGCACCGTCCGGGATCCAGCCCACCAGGGCCTGTTCGACAGTTCCCTTCGCGGCCTCGAAGGCCCGGGCGCGCTCACCGCCCCTCGGGTCGTCGTAACGCCGGAACAGGATCGCGGTGACGAACTGAACCGAAACGTGCTGACGATGGACGCCGGTGGCGTTGATCGACGGCTGGGCATGTTCCCGCCAGGGTGCGATGAAGAGAGTGCCGTCTTCGGCGGCAGGCGCGCGCCCGACGATCACCGCCAGGTTCTCGGCGACTTCGATGGCGGAAAAGGCCCCGGTCGCGGAAAGGCGGCTGTAGATCTGGTCCAGCATCACCACCCCCTCAGCCGGTCAGAGGTGAAGACCTCGGCCGGATGGCTGGACATCACCTTGCCGTCGATGCTGACGGGAGGCGTGGCGCCGCTTGCCACCGGCAGGGCGATCAGGCCGCGCGACACGTCCTTCAGGGCGCTGATCGCATCCTTGTAATCCTGTTCGACGTGCTCGGGCGCCCCGTTCCGATGCAGGACGTACCTGGCAATCGAAACTGCCCAGGTGCGCACCAGTGCCGGGACCGAGGTCAGCGGCGTGGCGTATTTCGCGCCGACATAGCCATCGATGGCGTTGTCTGCATCGATCAGGGCCGCGGCCACCACATCGGTGTCGGGCGCGCCATCGCGGTTGCGATCCGCCACCTGGCGGATCTCGTCGGCGCCGGCGCGGGCGATCAGATCGGCGAGCGTGGCGTAGCTCATTTCTGATCATCCGAGGGCAGACGGACGCGGCCGGGCTGGAACACGGCGCGGTTGACGGACATGAAGCCCTTTTCGATGTCCGTTCGGCCAGCCTGCAGCCAGCGCGGGTCAATGCCGGACGTCGCCGCCAGCGCATCAAGCTGACGCAGGACATGCTCCTCGAGCTGCTTGTTCAGATTGACGAGAGCAACCGCTTCGTCGGACACCGCATTGTAGCCACCGACCGGCAGACCCTGATGCTGGCCGCTCATTCCCGGGTCTCCGCCGCAATCTCGTCCGGCTGGACCTCGTGGATCAGCAGGTCATGGCCGGAATGGACAATGAAGTCCCGCGTCTCGCCGGCGGCCACCCGCTGCGTCGGGAAGGCCGGAGCGCCATGGAAGACCGTGGTCACGTCGACCGGCCAGCCGTGGTTCGCATGTACTGTCACTTTCGTGGTCATCGTCGTCTCCGCTGGAAAGGGTCCGGGGGCTCGGTCCTGGCTGCCATGCACCGCCCCCGGAAAGCACATGGATGGCCGTCGGGTATTCCAGATGTGCGGGCCGACCCTGTGGCCGCCCCGCACGAGGGCCTGATGTGGGACTCAGGCCTTGGGCGCCGCGGCACCTTTGCGGGTGCTCTTCGCGGCCGGCGGCGTGGCATCCTCCCGCGCCTGTTCGGTGGACTGGACCTTCAGAGCCTCAAGAGCGGCCCGCGCCTCGTCCCGTTCAGTTTCCGCCTGGAGCTTTCCGGCCAGTGCCTCGTCCCGCTCGGCTGTCAGGAACTCGACCGCCCGTTCGACCGCCTGGGCAACGATGGTCTCGGCGATGACCTGGGCGCGATCCGCAACGGCCTGGTCCAGATCGCTGGCCGTCATCGTGATGACCGGCTGCTCATCTGCACCGGACTCGACCTGATCGTCCGCGCCCTTCACCAGACCCGAGGCCTCGAGTTCGGCGGCAAGCTCCGGTTCGACTTCGGCAGTCGCCCCGGGAGTGAACCAGTCGGCGCCGATCTTGACGGGACCCTTCAGGATGACGGTAACCTTGCTCATCCCGACCCCCTTACGGCTTGCCCGCGTCCTGGAAGAGGAAGCCGGCATCGGCCCCCACCAGGATCGCCCGGCGCTCGACCTTGGTCGGGTAGAGCCAGCTGTCGTTCGACCGCTCGAAGTAGGGGGCTTCGACCTGCGGATAGCCCGACAGCTCGTAAGTGTAGCCGTAGGACGGCACCTGGAAGTTGTCGCCGGTCTCCGGGACATAGGCCAGGACCGCATCATCGCCCCAGATATCGGTCGCGAGCGCGCTGTCAGCAGCGGTTTCCGGCAGGAAGACCGCCTTGCCCACGATCACCTTTTTCACGTCGAAGTAAGCCGCGAGCATGTCGGCGGTGATCGAGTCGCGGCCCGTGTACTTGAACTGCTCCTTGATCGCCGCGTGACGCTTCGCTGCGTTGAAGACGGTCGGGCCGAGGACCATGGTGTTCGGATATCGACCGATCGAACGGCGGACGGCTTCCTTGCCGGCGTCGACGTCCGCTTGCGGGGTCGAGGCGGCATTCGTCCAGCGCGCCGTGCTGGTCAGGGTCACCTTGTGGTTGGCGTCGTAGTTCGCGGCTGCCCGGGCCAGCTGCGCGCTTTCGTATTCAAGCCCAAGGTCGATCGAGTCGAGCACCATGTTGATGGCACCCTGGCCAAGGTCGATGCCGGGAACCGACATGGCCTCTTCCTGGTGTTCGACCGGCACCACGCCCTCGAGCGCATCCTGCACCAGGCTGATCGGGTCGGACGCATAGCCGTACTGGACGCGTTTCTTGTTGGCGCCCGGCGCGCGGCGGGTGTTCAGCATCCGGAAGGCTTCCTTGCCGAACTTGATGACACGCATCGAACGGTTCGGAACCGTGACGCGGGGAAACAGCGACCCGGCCACGAACTCGAGGTTGCGATAGCCGCGGGCATGAGTCGAAAGGATCGGATCGATGACGGCGGCGGTGCGGGTGTTTACGGGAGCCATGGGCTGTTCCTTCAGCGGATGAGGATGTCGACGAATTCGCCGTCGGCGGCGGCATTCAGGGCAGTGGCGAAGGGGTTGACGCCCGCGCCGATGGTCTGAACCCCTCCGGCCGCGGCCGAAACCACCTTGGCGCCGAGCGCAATCGGACCCACCGCCTTCACGCGGACGGTGCCAATCACCATGACTGCGGCCGGGTCGCCGATGACGGTGACCGGGCTTTTGGCCACGCCGAGGACAACCGCGTCAGCCGCGGTGATCTTGGCGCCGTTATGGCCGACCAGGTCGTAGGCTTCGAAGGTGCCCGTCGAGGTGACGGAGATCGTCAGGACGTCGATGAAGCTCTGCATGCTGCCCTCCTTCAGGACACGGCCCGGACGGCGTCGAGATAGGCCGTGCCGGGATGCTGGCGCTGGTAGTCGAGCGCCTTGTGGTGTTTCTCGAGCGCGGCGGGGTCGACGGGCTTGCCGTCGGCCGCGAAGGCGGCGGCGCGGGCCTCGCCGGGTTCCGTCGGCAGGTCGAGCGCCCCGAGGTTGATCGCCTTCGGCTGGGCCGAGAGCACGTCGCGCAGGGCCGCCGCCGGGGTGAGCTTCTCGCCGCCTTCGGCGAAGGCGACCGAGGCTTGGCCGGGAAGGGCATCGAGAATGGCGACAACCTTGTCCTTCGAGACCGGCAGCAGCCGCCCTTCCTGAACGAGGCCCTCGGCAAAGGCGACGTTGTCGGCATGGGCCAGAGCGGTTTCGCGGACGGCAAGCGCGGCTTCACGCGTTGTCAGGTCGGCTTCGCGCGCGGCGAAGGCCGGATCGGGCGGCTGGGGCACAGCGGGCTCCTTTTCAGTGGCGGGTGTGGTGGTGTGCTTCTCGGCAAAGCCCGGCGAGACTTCGGCCTCGGGCTTGGAGATCTCGATCTCGCCCAGCCATTCGATCTGCCAGGCGGGCAGCGCCTTGTCGGTGTCCTCCAGGCCGAACTTCTCGATGAAGAAGTCGCGCAGGGACCGCAGGAGCGACGCGGTTTCTTCAAACCCCCGCTCCCCGAAGGCAGCGACGAAAGTCACATCGGCCGGGTTGGCAAAGCTCACGTTCTTCAGACCGGAGACGGCCGGCGCGGCTGCACCAAGGAAGCCGACATGCTTGGGATACCATGTGCCAGGCACGGGGTTGTGGCCCTGCTCGGGGCTGAAGAAGGCCATCGACACCTTGCGGAACCGGCCGGCGCGCACGAGGCCTGCGAATTGCGGTTCGATGTCGTGGAGTTCGGCAAAGAGACGCTCGGCCTGGGCATCGTAGTCGAACCGGTCGACCCAGCCGAAGGCCGGGGCGTCGGTGTCAGGATGTCCCACGACGATCGGGGCGGGCGCGGTGGCCGGGTCATAGGCGTCGGCGATGGCCTTCAGGTCCGCCGCCGAATAGGTGATCGGATCGCCACTCATCGGCGTGAAGGTGCCGGGGCGAAAAACCTCGATACGGGCGGTCAGGGGTTTGTCTGTCATGGTCGATCCGGGTGATTGCCGGATGACCTTGCCGCACCCCGATCAGCAAAAAGGCCGGACGTGGTGTCCGGCCCGCTTCGGGGGGTTCGTGGGGGCATCATGGCCCCGGCATCGCGCGACGGTCAATCCTGTTCCCGCCTTAGGCCTGCAATCGGCCCCAGCACCGATCCTAACGGGGGGCTAACAGGGCATCTCGGGTTTTTGGCGGGCGTTGGTCGTCCAGACCGGCGAGGCGGCTCCTGCGCGATTTCCTGAAGGGGTCACTCCATCGCCAGCCAGTCGGAGGCGAGGGCGATGATTTCCGCCTCATCGGCGGCCGAGAGGCCGAGGTACGGTCGGGCCGGAATATTGCCCCAGGGAATGGGGCCGCCGCGGGAGGTGGTGCCGAAGGCGCCCTGGGCCGCACCGAACTGCATCACCCCGGCATAGGGCAGAGCCGACCCGACCTCAACGCCATCATCAGTGGCCTGGTAGATGATCGATCCCTTAAGGTTCTGCGCCGATCCGCTATGCGACTGGAGGATGGTGATCGGCACCTGACCCTTTGCCTCGCGTCGGGCGATGGTCACCGGCGAAAGACGTGCCCAGGGCGTTCCGTCCGGCGCTGACTCGGCGGCGAAGTTCCGGGGAATGGCGATCTCGGTCAGATATTCGCCGACGTTCTTGTAGAACCCGATCGGGCGCGCCATGCGCTCGACCATGGACGAAAGCTGCGCGCGGGCGGCCGCGTCGTCAATCTCGACCCTGAATGTGATGCCGGACATGGAAACCCCTCGCTCCCGATGCTATATATATGGTGCGGATACGCGATGATCGGTGATGATCCTGGTAGCTTTCCGCGGCGACGGTCGGATCACCCCGACCGTCATTTTCGTTTCCAGATCAGCTTGCCACCCCGGCGGCGATCCGAGGAGGGCGAGGCTCGGGTTGCCTTTGCGATCCTTCGTGACATAGGCGGTGATCCCCTCCCACCATTTGCGCCCGATCTCAAAGACCACGATCAGGCCAGTGTCCCTGTCGACCCTGATATAGCGCCGATCCAGAATCAGCTCTTCAATCTCCGGGTCCACAGGATCCCGCTTCGACGCAACACCGATCCAGATCTCATCCGGGTCGATGATGGTTTCCGCCAGCAGCGGCGTCAGCTGATCCCTGCCGCGCTTGCCGACCTTCAGCGTCCCGTCGCGCTGCCGAAAGAGCGCGTCGGAAATCGGCACCCTGGTGCCCGACCGATCCTCAAACAGAACTGCCTTTCCAATATCGGCACCGAAGGGTTGCAGAAAGCCGCGCAGGTAATCTTCGTCGCTCAATCCTTCTGGCAAGATCGCCGAGCTGAACGGACGCGCCGCCGCGACCAGATCCTCGAGGGGCGACGGCTGATCAATGACAACCGCATGACGGCTGCCGTGGACAAGCCCTCCGGCCTCCTCGATCAGGGCCGATGGCACCAGCCCCCTTTCCCAAAGATCACCGGGCATATAGTCCCAGCCAAACCCGATGCCCTGCGGCTGCATGATCATCTGCCCGGTGGACTTGTCGATGATCGGCAGCAGCGCATCCTTCGGCGCCTCGTCTGGACCCGACTTGCCCAGCCGTTCCAGGTCGCGCTTCGAGAGCGTCCGGACACCGCAACTGCAGAGCCAGTCGTTCGGCGGGAAATGCGTGTCCCACCACGGATCGTCCCACGTCAGCACCAGCTGGTGCCATTTCAGGTGCGCGGGGCGCGGGACCAGCGGCGTCCGGCTGTCGCCGTGCAGGTATTGCCAGTAGGGCCGCATCCTGACCACGTCGGGATCGCGCATCTGGCGCAGCCGTCCGGCCATGAAGCTGGTGCGGATATTGGTCTCGAAGATGGTGCGGATCCGCCAGTCGCGCTCGCCCCGGTAGTTCCAGCCATACTTCTCGACCAGGCGATCGAAGTCCCGGGCAAAGTCCTGTACCGAACGGCCATTCTCGACGGCATCGACGATCGCGGTCTGGAACTCCTCGAGCATGGCCATATCGGTCACGCCGGCCACCACGAAGGCGCGGTCATGATCGCCACGCAGCGCGTCGAGCCAGCTCTTGGTTGGTTTCAGGCGCTTCTGGCGCAGGAAGTCGATCTGTTCCTTGAACGGCAGCCTGACGCTTTCCACGGCAAAGGCAACCTGCGCTTCATCAAGGAACACATCTTCCCGGCCTTCCCAGGCGGCCAGCTCAAGCGCCGAACCAAAGATGGCAGCGAGCGGTACCGGCGTCCAGACGGCGGCAAGCTCGAGGAGTGCCCGGGCCGCGGCATTGAAATCAGGCGCCCCCTCGATAGCCGAGCGGATCGCACCGAGGCGCCGGGAGAAATGCCGCCCGGCCTCGGCTATGGCCTGATCGGTGATCCGCTCGACCGGCCCGCCGGGTTCAGCGAAGCAGACGTGACGGTGCTTCAGGCTTTTTTTTTGAGCCGGTTGGCCGAGAAGCTGACAGGATTTGCCGCATCGACCCCGGGCATCGGCTCGGGTCCGGCATCGCCGCCGAAATCCTGACGGGCAGCGACCAGGGCGTCGATGGTCTTGTCGGAAAGCTTGTCCGTCACATCGAAGCTGACAATGTATTCGCGGGCGACCTGGTCATCTTCGAACGTGGCTGCGGCGCGGACGATCGCCCGGATGGCGCGATCGGTTGCCTCGGCCGAGCTCGCCTTCTTCTCACGGGTCTCCGCCTCGGCCAGCTCGTTCTTCGGCCGCACCCGCCAGACCGACGGCAAGGCCGCGCCCGGCAGGNTGTACTCGACGATCCAGCGCACCAGCTGCTGGCGCAAGGTGTCGGACAGGAGATCGGCATCGCTGTCGGCCAGGACGTCGAGCTGTTCCTGGTGGACTTCGCCCAGGGCGCGGTTGCCGCCCGAGTCCCCGACCTGCGTGGTCAGGGTTTCGCCCGTGGTGCAGATCGAGATCTGCCGGTCCCAATAGGCGAGGAACTGCTCATAGGAGACCGAACCGCCACGCGATGCTTCAAGAAACTCGACATCGGTGCCGATCGGAACTGTCACGGCCGAGCTGGTGCGGATCGAGCTCAGCGTGTTCAAGAGCCGGTTCTGTTCATCGCTGAGCGTGCCGTAGGGCGTCTTGCCGATGACGGTGGGGCCCGCAAACTTCTCGAGGAAGTGCAGCCAGAAGGTGATCCCTTCGCGCTTGAACAGCACCGGCCAGAACAGCCGGGTGCCAAGACCGAGACCGTAGGGGTTGTTGCCCCTGACTCCGACGCGATGCACCACGAACTTCCGGTCCGGCAATGGGATGCCCTCGCGCATCGACGACCAGGTCAGGAGCCGCAGGTTCCAGTCGTGATCGAAGGCGAAACGGCGCTGGTCGTGGGCGACGAGGCTTCGCGGCCGGATCAGGGCGCCGTCGCGTTCCCAGACGATCTCGGCAACCGAAAACCCCTTCAGCGTGGCGCTGAGCATGTCCTCGCAGATCCGGTCGAAGGGCAGTGCGCCGAGCAGTTCGGTCACAAGGTCGGCCGCTTCCTTGTCGAGGGGCCGGTCACCACCAGGTACAACCTCCCATGCGCGCGAGATGACCGCCTTGCGGCGCTTCTGCAGCATGGCGAAGGCATGGGTGTCGCGTTCGATCTCGTCATAGATCGCCAGGCCCTTGCCGCCGCCCTGCTGGATCAGCGTGTCGTCGGCATGAGACAGCACCCCGGTGTAATAGGGCACCGTGATGTCGTTCCGGGCATTGGCGATCAGGCTGCGGGCCTCGACCGGCAGGTTCCGACGACCATCTTCCGCAAAGACGGTGGGCGCTGCAGCTTTGTGGTTCTTCTTGCGGCGGCTCATTTGCGTTCTCCGTAAAGGGCGCTGATCACGAAAATGGCCAAGCCCCACATGACAAGGGCAGCGAGAAGATCACCGGGGCTGTGCATCACCATCCTCCTCCCAGCCGATATCCGCCCAGCAGTCCATCGCCGGACGGGGCCGCAGCCGTCATCATCTGCCCGGCCATGCCGCCGCCGGCATAGATCAGCGTCTGCTGCCAGAGCATGTCGAGACAGTCCGGCCCGTCGTCGTGATCGCCGTTCGGCCATTGCTGCAACTGGTCGATCAGGGTGTTGTGCCCGGCATTGAACCGGATCAGCCCGGCTTTCACCGGCGGCTGCAGCCTCTCGATTCGCAGGTTCTTGTCGCCCAGCGGAACCACCGGCACGGCCGATATTCCAACACCCTGCTTAGCCGCCTCGGTCATCAACGTGGTGCGCAGGAACTCTTGGAACTGGACCGATTCCACGAACCACAGCAGGCAGCGATATTCGCGCTGCAGCGCGATGGTGTCCGAGATGATGAGATCGGGCAGGCGCTTGCGGATCGAGGCCTCGACCACATCCATCTTGCCGGTCAGCCGGTCGAAGCCGCCGATCAGGATGGCCGAGGGATCGCGGCCTTTGCCGTGCTTGCCAAGTGACGGGTCGATCGCCCCGAAATGGATCCACTCGCGCAAGGGAATGGTCCAGAACACCAGCTTGGCGAAGGGGTTGCCCTCGCTGATCGGCTGGTTCTGATATTCGGTGGCGAAGGCATCGTGCGATCCGACCCGCTCGAGCATGAGCCAGAGAAGCGGCTGCAACGCCGGCCAGTTGACGACCGATCCCGCATCCATTTCCGCGGCCCTGGCGGCATAAAAGGCCCGCGCGGCATTGGCACCGTCGTTGTGATAGACCTCTTCGAAGGCGTCCCAGAGGTCCATCCGGTCAGGCCAGTGCATGATCGCCTGGAACTTGGTGACCCGCCACAGCTGCTGCTTGGCCGCGCGGACCAGGACGGCGTCGAAGTGCAGGACAGTGCCGACCCAGATCACATGCATCGACCCGTCAGGCGGCCCCACCTTCAGCGCCGCCCGGTTGATCCAGTTCTCGAGCTTTTGGCGCTGTTCGGGCGAACGGACGGCCTCGTCGTTCTCGATGTCGTCGAAGAACATCAGGTCGGGACGATAGGGTCCATGCCGACGACCGCGCAACTTCTGGAGCGCGCCAAGCCCCTCGACGCGGATATTCTGGCGGGTGACGATCTCACCTTCACGCCAGACCCGGCCCTGGCCACAGGCGTCAGGAAAATCGTTCTGCAAGCGCGGATTGGTGGTCAGTTCTGCCTTGATCGCCTCGATCAGCAGCGCCGCCTGGGCATAGACGTCGCAGACCTCGAGCGTGTAGCGGGTCTTGCGCAAGACGATGCAATAGAGCGCAAAGCCCAGCGACAGGTGGGTTGATTTCGAGGATCCGCGCGGCGCGATGAACAGGTCGCGCACGCCCTTGTCGGAGGCAAGGATCTCCGGAACCCGCGCGAAGATCGCCTGGTGAAACAGGCTGTGATCGCCGCGCACATAGTGCGGCAGATAGGTTTCCATGAAAAACTGGAAACCATCCTGCGCCTCGACACGGGCAAGCCGGGCCGCCCGGGCCGCCGGGTCGGCGGGAAAGGCCTCGACGTTCAGCTCGATATGGCGGGCAAAATCGTTCGCCATTTCCGCGATCTTGTCGCGGAATTCCTTGCGGCTGAGAGCGGCCTTCAACTGCGGCCGCGGGCTCATGGCGCATAGATCTCCGCCAGGCGCTCACCGAAGGGTTCGATGATCTCGAGGATCGCCCCGGCGTGGTGCGGAAATTCCTGACGGACGAACTCCAGGAGCTTCGCCATCACGTCCTGAGCGACACCCAGTTCGGAAACCTTGGGCGCAAAGCGCTTCGCGGCCGACGCCATCTTGGTCATCGCATCCGACAGCGACACCAGCATCGAGACCTTTTCCTGCGTGGTGTGATCGCCACCCTTGATCTCGTCGAGGATCGCCTGCGCCTGGATCATGAAATCTTCGACAACCGTCGAGACGACGACTTCGACACCTTCGCCTGCGATGACATGGGCGGTCCGGGCCTTGTCCCAGTCGTCGCCGGCCTCTTTCGCGGCCTTCTTCCAGCGTCCGAGTGTCGCCTCGCTTTTCCCGTAGGCCAGGGCAATGGTCGCCAGCGCCAGGCGTCGGTGGATATAGTCGGAACGGGCCTTGCGGCGAAGGTCATCACTGGCCGACATTCAGGCCTCCCGTAACGATGAAGGCCACGGCCGCGGCAAGCAGGCCGCCGATGATGAGGCGCGTGATCCAGGAGATGCCGCCCTCGATCTTGGTCAGGGACTGCTGGATATGCTGGCTGCGCTCGGCCGCGACGGCGGTGTGCGTTTCCAGCTTGGTGATGCGTCCCTCATGCGCGTCCAGGCGCTGGTGCGCCTGGGCAATCTGCTGGACGTGGTGCTGACTTAGCTCGGTCACGTCTTCTCTTTCCATTTTTCGGCGAGGTCCTTGACGGTGTGCCCGCCCATATACAGGCCCATGTAAAGGCCGCTGATCTGCATCAGGACGTCGAAGGGCATCGGCGGCAGGGCGATCTTCCAGACCGCATTGCAGACGTGCAGGATGATCGTGTTCCAGAGCCAGAGCAGCCCGAGCATGTACATGCCGGCGGGCCGCCAGAGCCGGGCGAACAGGGGCTCTCCGCTCTCCGCCTGGATCTGCGCCAGCTGGAACTCCAGGCCCGAGGCGTAGAGTGCGATCAGTTCGGGGCTCATCCGCTCGACCTCCCGGACGGCATCCACGACCCGGGGTGGATCGCTTTCGACCAGGTCATCAAGCTGATCGACCGGCACGCCGGCACGTTTTGCCACCGCCTGGATCACTTCTTCGGCCAGGGCGCCATTCGCACCCAGCTTGTCGTTCAGCACCTTGCCGAGGATCGGTGCGCCGATCTTCACGGCCAGCGTTGCAATCGCGCTCATGTCCTGTCCTTTCAGCGGGATCGAAGCCATGCGGCCAGTCGTGGCGCACGGGAATTCAGTTTGACGGCGATGGCATCGCGGTAGGACCAGGCGGTCCAGATCAGGTATGCCGCACCCGCCACGATCAGCAGGCCACTCAACCAGAGATCCGGGCTCCCGCCAGACAGGTAATCGGCCGCGCCGGTGCCGGCGGTGCCGACATTGACCACCGCCGCGCCCTTGGCCTTTGAGGCCGCATCAAGGCGGCGCTGAATCGTGGATGCCGTTGCGCGTCCGATGATGCCGTCTGGCGTCAGGCCATGGTCGCTCTGGAACTGCCGGACGGCGGCAGCGCGGATCCGGCGCGGGTCACTGCCGACAGGATAGCCCAGATGGGCAAGTGCGCCCCGCAACTCCTCGATCTGCACTTCCCGCACCGGGGACACCACCCGTGCGATATCGAGAGAAATCCGGGCCGGGCGGGCGAGGGCCGGATAGGTTCCGGATTTCAGGATGGCGAACTCCCGGTCTCGGCGCGCGACCAGAACGGCGTTGCGCTTGCCGCCAGCCTTGTTCCAGGCTTTGAACGCCACTTCGACGGCCTGCCAGTCGCGGCGGATCCAGTTTCTGACCCAGCTTGCGCCCCGGATTGCGCCGGTATTCCAGTGAAACAGGACGCCCGCGTCGAACTCGTGCTGATTGGGCTTTCCCGGCGCCATCGCCGTGTTCACCGCAGGCAGGTAGTTCCGCTGCAGTGCCATGTCGATCAGCCTGTCGGAGTCCTTCTGCGTGATGGTCATCCCGGCCTTCGGCCGGATGACACCCGACTTCGCCGTCAGGCCGGCCGAGATCGTCCAAACCCCGGCAACATCGCGATAGGCGCGCAGAACGTCGCCTTCCTCCTGCTTGAGGACGGCGCGGCCAAGTTCACTCAGGTTCATGTTCGGCACCGCTGGCTCCTCTTCGCGCGAGGTCACGGTGCAGGGTTTTTCCCGTCAGGTGGTCAGGACATCAGGTCCGGTCAGTCGAACAGGTCCCGCTGGGCAGGGTCCGACGATGGCTGGTTTGCCGCGCGCCGGACATGGCGCTGTGAAAGCCCGAGGATCCGGGCGATCTCCCGCCGGCCAAGCCCCTTGGCCTCGAGCGCGAGGATGTCCTGGCGGGCCGACCGGCGGGTCCGGCCATGCGGGACATAGATCAGGCAGCCTGCCAGGAACCTGCATACTGCATGTCCGTCAGTTTCCCCAAGGGCCTTGATGATGGGGTGGTCGGGTCCGGGGTTCTTCGGAAACTTGATTTCCTGCCCGCCGAACGCCTGCATGAGCGCCATCGCGGCACCCATGCCAAGCGTCTCCGCCACATCGACAAGCGACATGGGAAGATTTTCGGTGCGGGCCGGCAGTTTCGTCATTGTGCAAAGCACTCCGTCTGGTTGCCCCAGATGTCCGCGCCCGGCCACGTCTCCCGGGCGAAGAGCTCGCAACGGCGCGAAGACGGCACCAGGTCCTCGACCAGCTGGCGCATCTCGATCGGCTTGCGGGAATGCTCGCGCCGGACCGCCTCGATCGAGTCGGGAACGTCATGCGGCGCGATGATGCAGTTGCGGACAGATCGCGATCCCGGGCGGGGTCGGCCGATCCGGCCGACGAGGAAGGGCTCGGTGGCCGAACGCAGGACATAGCCGGTGCCCATGTTGACCGACCAGTTGCGGGTCCGCTTCAGCCAGCTGCCGCCGGTGACATAAACAAAGCCCCAGGCATGCAGGACCTCCAGCGCCATGGGGAGGTGTGGCCAGGTCGACCACATGAACAGATAACAGTCAGGCCCTGCCAGGTGTCCCACCGGCAGGGCCGCGATCTTCTCGATCGGCATGGTGTCGTAGTGCGCTTCGGGGGATTTGGCATATCCCTTGGCGGAACGCATCTCATAGGGCCATGGCGGATCCGCAAGGATCGCACCATAGGCCAATGGCGTCAGAGTGCCGAAGGGCCAGGCGTTCATGCTTCGGCCTCCTGACGCATGGCGATGCCCAGCCGCGCCTCGCGGTATTGTCCGAGCGTCATCCGCGGCCGGAACCCGGCGCCGCGCATCACCAGCTTCAAACGCATGGCGGTGTTGATCACCGCGAAATAGCTGCAGCCAAAGGCTTCGCCGATCACTCGGGCAGACACGCCAGCACGCCACATCAACCGGAACTCGGCTTCCTGCCAGGGGCGAATAGCTTCCCGGCGACCTGTGCGGCGATGTGACAGCCCAAGGGCTGCGGCCCGCGCCTGCAGCGCGTCCTTCGACATCCCGAGGCGGGCTGCAGCCTGCGGCAAGGTCAGTTCCGCATCCGACCAGATCCGCCGGACTTCCGCTGCCGATGCCTGGATGCTGCGCATGGCCATCAGTTCTGACCTGCTTCCGCCGCAGCCTTCCGGCCGCGGGCTTCCATCTTCTTCAGCGCTTCGATGATCGGGGTTGCCTGGTCATAGGAGAGCAGGTCGGGATCGACGGCGACCCCTTCATAGCCATGGGCGACGAAGCGCTTGCAGAACGCCCGGAGCGCCTCGCGCGACCCGTTCTCAACAACGCCGAGCCTGTGGCAATTCTTCCAGAGTGCATGGATCATCCGCACATAGGGCTTGAACGAGGCGGGTAGCGCCTTGCCGCGGGTCCTCACCTTGAAACCAAGGCGCTTCAGTTCATCAAGAACGGCGGTTTTCTGACGGTCCGACATCGCGCGCAGGGACGACTCGCCGGTCACCCGGATCAGCAGGGCGCGGTAATCGTCCTCCTCGAGCCCCAGCTCGGCCTTGGCGATGTTGATGATTGCGGTGGCGTTCATCTGTCCGTCTCCGGCGCGGGAAGCGCAAGAAACCGCTGCCTGGGCTTGGCCTTCTGAGGCATCTGGGCCCTCTGAAGGCGCGCCAGCGAATTCAGCGCATAGCCCATCTCTTCAAAATCAGTGGTTTCGATCTCTATCCGGATCGTTGCCTTGCTGCCGCGGGTCGAGGATGAGACCGCCTTCAGCCGAAGCGGGCCATCTGACGCCAGCATGAAGTATTCACCCATGGCTGCACCGGGCGCAGGTGTCAGGATGCGAGACCGAGGGAGTGAACGGCTTCTCGCACAGGCTGCAGGGTTGCTGTCCGCCATCGGCCATGTGCTTTTGCAACTGGCGCTTGTGATTGGCCCACATGCCGCGCAGCTGGCCCATGGGCAGGTCGATGTCTCGGGCAACGTCGGACAGCTTTTCCCCGCCGGCGATGCGGCTGAAGGCCGCGTCGATCTGCGCCTCAGTCAGCGCATGCGGTGTCAGGACCTTCAGCATGGCCGGGGCGCGCGGTGCCTCCGGCACCGGGACCGGCAGGTTTGCCTTCGGAATGTCACTCTCGCCATACTGAGGGAACAGAACGTGTCTGGTCTTGTCCTCCTGCTCGGCAATAAACGTGCGAACCGTCTCTTCGACATCGGCCGACGCGGTCGCAAACCCCGACGGCTGGTCCTCCGGCAGGTCCAGATCATCAGCCTGCAGAAGGGCGCAGACCCGTTCGGCCATGTCGCGTTCCGGGAAAACGCCGACCAGGATCGGGCGCTGGATGATGATCTCGACCTGTCCATCGGGCCGATCTCGAAGCATGAATGTCATGTCGTTCCTCTGGCTGCTCATCAGGACCGGGCCACCACGCCGGGTCGACCACCGTCCGGAAGGAACCGGACGGGGTTTCGCATCATTCCGGGGCCGCGACCTTCGATGCCTTGAAGGTCAGCTTGCGGGTTTCGGGGAGTTCCATGGTTTCGCCGGTGCGGGGATTGCGGCCGGTCCGGGCCGGACGGGCCTTCACCGAAAAGGCGCCAAATCCTGACAGGCGGACGGTCGCGCCGCCTTCGGCCTGCGCCTTCACGGTCGCCATGAAAGCGTCGATCGTCGACTTGCACTGACCCAGTGGAAGACCCGTGGCGTCACAGACGGCGCGGGCGATATCGGTCTTGTTCACGATAGTCATTGTCCCTCCTCGGGGGTTAGACGCCCGACACCATGTCGGGCGGGGTGGTTTCGCGGGGCAGGCTCAGAAGCCCCATCGAAGCAAGTTCCATGGCCCGCCCGACCCAAGCGTCGCGGGCATGGGTCCAGTTGGTCGATGGGATTTCCGGGATCAGGTCGCAGGCGCGCAGGATCTCTTCGCGGTCCATGATCGGGAAATCCGAGATCGAGGCGTTGAAGAAGGTGGCCATTTCCGCCTTCAGCGCGATCCAGTCGGCCCGGCGAATCTCCAGGGACATCGAACGCGGCACACATTCCCAGGCGGCGCCGATCTGACGGTCCAGCCGGCCCTTCGCACTGTGCAAGGCGCGCCCTCCACCACGGGCCGGTGACCGAAGACGCACAGCATCTCCTGCGCCGGGGTAGTGAAATCCCCCAGGAAAGCCTCATGCGCGTCATGAAGAAGCGCCCAGGCCTTCAGATCGGCATGCGGACAGATCCGCTCGACCAGGAGCGAATGTGATGCAACCGACCATGGCCAGAAGGTGCGGCCATTGTATCGATTGATCTTGGCCAGGGTGCTGCCGATCGATTTTGCCGACATGCTGTGCGCCGCCGGCATCCAGAGATCGACTGTGCCGCCCTCAGTGTGAAACGGAATTCGCATCGGCTCACGCCTTCGCCAGATCGATTGTGACGGTCTCCCAGGGCGCGTCCTGGGCTCGGCGCTGCTCGATGCGGACGTAGATCTTCGAACCGATGACGCGGATCGCCTCACGGATCGCCCGCATCGCCTCCTGCCANCGGGCGTCCTCGATCTCGAGCCGAAGCAGCGTGAAGATTTCGCTGCGGTTGATCTGGCCTTCCTTGTCGGTGTTGAAGGCCCGGGTCACGACGGCGCGGATCTCGGCCCGGCTTTCGGCCGCCCATTCGTTCAGGCATTCATCCACCAGAGCCTTCGCAATCTGCAACTGCGGGCCGAAGTCGATCAGATCGGCAACCCGGATTGAGACGCGCATAAGGCCGTCGAAGGAATTGTATGTCCGGTTGCCCTTGGGTCCGCCCTTGGTGAGCCCGTACTCCTGAAAAAGCAGGGCGTCGAAGTCGCCAAGGTCCTCGAAAGTGTGGGATTTGAACCTGGCCACCTGTGCGGACAGGGCCAGCGCAAATCCCATGATCTTGCGCACCACCTCATCCTCCAGCTGGTCCGAGGCCCGGACCAGTTCCAGCGGGACAAGTGCCCCGCGCGCATCGCGCATGTAGATCTTGTCACCGATCTCGACGCGACCTTCCGACAGTGGCGCCGGGTTGCAACTCATCATGATGGGGGTAGTTTCGGGTGTCATGCCCGTTCTCCTTCAGTGCTCTGGGTGTCGTTGGCAGCCGGGTAGGTTCCCGGGTGGATCGGTTTCACGCCGAGGACGGCAAGCGCGCCGGCCATGGCGGTGATTTCGTCGAGGCTGACGAGGGAGGCGCCACGCAGGCCGAAGATGTCGACCTTGCCGACAGCCCGGGCAGCAAGTCCCATCATCTCCTCCATGGTCCAGCGAGGCTGATCAGGCATTGCCGGCCTCCTGGTGCATGACCGGGTTCAGCGGGCAGCGCCGACAGGCGCGCCAGTGGCGCAGCTTCTCCGGGTTCGATGTCGACATCGGCGCCGAGGCGAAGGTCCGGCAGGTGTCGACGGCGATGCCGCGGTTCAGATGCGGGCAGAGAACCTGATCGCGATAGAGCTGCAGGATCCGGGTGCCATGCTTGCGCGACACCAGGTCGAGGCTCTTTGCCGGATAGGTGCCATTCAGAAGCATCGACACCGATGGCCGGGCCACACCGGTTTCGCGGGCGATCTGGCTGACGGACTTGCCGCCGTCGCGCACCGCCTTCAGCAGGACCAGCCATTCCGGTTCCGGCAGATCAAGGTTCAGCGTGGCGCGCATGGCACATCCTCCCCGGTGTTGAAGTCGTGGATGGCCTTCAGAGCGGCGCGGTAGACCGGGGCCTTCGGGCCGGTATTCCGGGACAGGATGAAGCGCTTGAAGCCATTGCTGGTCAGGGCGGTGCCAGACTGGCGGCGCGGCAGTTCCCGCACGAACCCTGCCTCTGCGAGCCGACCGATGTATTTGCGGGTATTCTCCCGCGCCCCGGCCTCGTCAGCGCGGGCGGCATCGGCGACGATGTCATCCAGCGTGAAGTGCCGGGCCACCCGCATGGCGCGCCAGGCGCGTTCCCGCAAAGTGTCGCGATGGACCGGGATCGCGCCGGAAGGCCCGCGCGGACCTGATCGTATGACCTCTCCGGACGCTGCCGCTGCTACACCGGCCTCCGTCAGTTGGTAGCAGCCGGCGCCCGAGCGCATCAGATAGTCGCGGCGCAGCAGACAGGCGGCGGCGTCCGAAACCTGACGGCGCGTCAGGTCAAGTGCCGCCTCGAGCGCGTCGATGGTCTTGCAGCTGCCGTCGGCCAGTTCCTGCAGAACCGCCGTCGGGGCCTTGCCGGGATGGTGCCGGTCAACCATTGACGACCTCCGGCACAACGATCGGCTTGCCGGTGTCGCGGTTCGACATGATCACCTGACCGGCCATGTCCTCCATGGTGACGCCACTGGGGCCGGGATCGATCCGCAGACCGAACCGCTCGATCGACTTGATCGCGTCGACGATCTCTCGCGAATACCCCTTGGACAGCTTCCAGACGAAGCTGATCAGGTCATCGGCGACAGGCACTTCGCAAAGCCCGCGCACAAGGGCGGTGGTGTCATCAAGCGTGGCCGGCAGGAACTCGACCTTGTTCGGCGCCCGGCTCTCGATCTGCGGGAACCGGCGCAGGTTGTCCCTGAGCTTGCCCATGCCGACAAGGATGGTCGGCAGGAACTTCAGGTCGGAAATCCCCCGGATCGCTTCCATGACCTCGGGCTTGTTGGAGACGAGGTCGCATTCGTCGATCACCAGGCCGAAGGGACGGTCTTCCAGCAAAGCGTCTTCGGCGCGGGTCGCCAGCTCGTCCAGAACCCGGGCAAACCGGTCGCGGCGGGTGCGGATCGGCTGCGTGACTGACAGTTCGGCCAGCAGTTCGGCCATGAACCAGCTGTAGTCCCAGCCCTTCTGCGCGCGCAGGTAGACGCTGCCGGTCTGGGTGACCCAGCGCGACATGCTCTTGGTCTTGCCCAGACCCGGCTTGCCATCGACGACGACCATGCAGGCCTCTTCGGCGCCACGGTCATCCAGCCGCGTCAGCGCGGTGGTGAACCGCCTGTAGTTGCTGGTCTCGACAAATTGGGGTTTCACTCTATGCTCTCCTCGTTCCTGACGTTTCTTCGGGTTAGGCGGCAACGGCACGGAGGAGGGTTCGAAGCGCCTCCGTGTCGATGCCCGACAGTCTCAGGCTCTCCCGTGCGATCGGACGGCTCAGACACCGCCGCAGCACGGCGATCTGGGTCGGGATAAGTTCGTCGGGATGTTCCAGCGCCCAGGCCGCCAGTTCCTCGTCCGTGGCAAAGCCACGGCGCTTGGGCTGGGTGGGCGCGTCCGGTGCATTGTCCACCGCCAGAACCACCGGCTGCGGTTCAAGGGCGGGCACAGCATCAATGAAGGACGCCGGTTCCGTAGGCTGATGTTCCAGAAGCGGATGGGTGTCGAGCTCCGCTTCCTTGTCGCGGCGGCGTCGATCGAGGCGCTTGATCGCCATCTTGTTGCGATCCTCGACCGCCTTGCGCTCGGCCGTCAGCGGCACATAGCGCTCGGCGTTGCCCGCAAAGACCGCGACACAGATCAGGGCGCCGGGCTGGCCCGTCGTCACGTCGAACCGGCGCACCCAGACCTTGTCGGCCTGATGCAGGTCATAACCGACGACGACCATCTCTCCGTGCCAGGCCTCGAGCGCCGGGTGGAAGTATTCGTTGGTGTTCCACTGGACCAGGCCGCGCTGGACCTTGCGCTCTTCATAGGGCCGGAACAGATCGTCTTCTTCCTGCGGGTCGACCATGATCGCCTCGAACCCGTCGGCGCGGTGGCTTTCCCAGGCCTCGTTGGGCGTCATGTGCCGCAGGCGGCCAGTCTGCGGATCTTCGTATCTTGGCAGACCCGTGTGCGGCCGGTCGTTGTAGGCGGCGATGGTGTCCTCGACGGCCTCTATGAACTCCTGCCACGTCGGCAGTCGCCGGGCGGTCCCGAATTCCTCGATCTCGCGCCGGGTCTCATGGTGGATGGCCTTCCTGGCCTCCTTGTCCATGTCGCGCCCCATATAGGTCGGCATGCGCTTGGCAAGATCGTTCCAGACATGGTTGAACCGCTCGATGATGCCCTTCGCCTGGCTGTTGTATGGCAGGGCATGCATCTTCGTGATGCCAAGACGGCCCATCAGGCCCCCGACATCGGCATCCATCGTCTTGTTCTTATAGCCGGCGCCGCGGTCGGTGTAGAAGATCGCCGGAATGCCATGGGCGATGCAGGACCGGCGCAGACCTTCTGTCACCGCGATGACGTTTTCCTTGCGTGACACCGCATAACCGACGCATTTCCGGGTGGCGACGTCCAGGACCGAGGTGATCTCCGGACGCATCGGGCGGCGCGACACCGGGTCAGCCACTTCCGCGTCGAAGGTCTTGCCGTCGGCGGTGTAGATCGTGGTCGGCCACATGCCATCGGTGGTCCGGGTGACGTAGGACATGCGCGACCGAAGCGTCAGCAAGCCTTCGCGCCCGACGTTCTTCTCGATGTTGTTCATCCGGTCGCGCAGGATCCGCCGCACCTGGGCCAGCGACAGCGCATCGGCGCCGTGATCCTTCATGTATTGCACATGTGCGTCCGAGACCGAGGGCTTCGACGGCACCGCGTAGTATTTCAGGAAGGTGCCGAATTCCGGTGGAACCGGTTGCAGTTCCTTCGGCGGAATGGGCGCCAGCGCCGCCACGCCCCGCTCGTCGCGGGCTTTGAACCACTCATAGACTGCGCTGCGCTTCACCGCCGGCGATGCCCTGCGGTCATTGGCAAGCGCCAGTCGCTCCAATGTCAGGTGAAATCCGTCATCTGCCGTCAGAACAACCGGCTTCAGCAGCTGGTGCGCCTCATGAGGCGTCAGGACTTCGCCACGATTGCGCATCGCCTCGATTTCCTGACAGGCGGCAAACGCGTTCTGTGCGTCCAGAAACCGGGCGATCCCCCAGGCGCGGGTTTCCCCATGCGAAATGGCATAGCCCTCGATCGAGGTCAGGATTTCCGCCCTGGCCTCCATGACCATGCGGGCACGGGCCGAGAGGCTCGATGTCCTGAGCGCGGCGATCTGGCGCCGTTCAACTGTTTCTCGCGCGCCCAATGCCTGCGAAGTGACGGCCTTTATGGATCGCGCCGCCAGCACGACCTGCATGACCGTCGGCAACAGCGACAGGTGATATTCAATACCGCCTCCGACGCGCCAACGCTTCCGGCAAAGGCTCTCTGGCAGGTCGTTCCAGCCCTCGCGTTTGGCAAGGATCTGCACACCGCGTTCGCTCGTTGGGAACGATGTGATGCCGCGCGCCTTGGCCACCTCGGCCAGCTCTGCGGCGGTAAAGAAATCCTGCGTCATCTGCGGGCCTTCCTGCGGGCCGTCAGCGCCGCGCGCCGCGCCTGCACCTCTTCCATGTGCTCATCCAGAAGCTGCGCCTCGATCAGTTCGGCATATTCGTCCTCGATCACGGTCAGGCCGAACTCGCCCGGCACGAAGCCAAGCAGCCCGGTGGCGCCCGTCGCATGGACCAGCGCGATGAACGCATCGAGCGGGATCCGGTGGTCCTCCGATCCCTCGGAGGACCATTTGTTCAACGTCGCCTCTGAAATCGGCCGGCGCAGGAACTCTGACATGCTGGCCGCGACTTTCGCCCGGCTCACGCCATTGTCGCGGGCATCGCGCAGCGCCTGGCCGATCAGCCGGGCGATGCGGTTGTCCAGCGGGCCGCGCCCGATGACATCGGCGCTGTAGCCCACGGCCACCTTCGGCGGCTCCCAGGAAAACAGATCCTTGGTCAGCGGGTCGCGGTAACGGGCCATCAGATCCGGCCCCGTCGCTTGAGCGAGGCGATCACCCGCTCCTCATGGGCCTCCAGGACTGCATCGAAGGCGCTGTCTTCCAGCGAACCGAAACTGCGGATCGCTGTGGCAACACGCCGCTCGACATCCGAAGGCGCGACCCCGTTTTCCAGATGGAACAGCGCCTCGGCCACATTGCCGATCTCGGGGTGTTCCGGGTCCAGGATCAGGTCCAGAACCTTCAGCTGCTTGGTCGCTGCCAGTTCGGACAGCGCCTTCAACTCGGTCTGCTTCTTGGCCAGATCCGTGCCAGCCAGACGGCGGCGGGCGGTCGGGACAAGGTTTGTCCAGATGGTCACCGCCAGCTTGATGGCACGCTGGGACAGGCTGATTTTGTCGGCTATGGATCTGGCGAAACCGTAAGATTTCCTCGCCATCTAGACGGAAAGAGGTCAAACGTTTGCCTCTTTGGTGATGCCTTGCCTATGTGCGGTCTGCGGATACATCCGCTCCCAGACCTGCTTCAGCTCGTAAAGGTGATGGCAGCGGTCCAGCGCGTTCAGCTCGTGCCGGCCAAGGTTCTCCATCACCTCTTCCAGCAGCGCGTCATCGTCGCTCGTGGCGTGGGAAAGCCGCGCCGGGATCGTTTCGCGGCCAAGGATGCGGAACGCCTCGACCCGGTGCAGTCCGGCTACCAGCCTGGTGCCGCTGCCGTCACGGCGCACCGTGATTGGGTTGATCAGCCCCTGCGCCGCGATCACCCGGGCCAGACCATCGGCCCATTCCGGGCTCAGGTCGCGGGTGCGGCTCGGGGAAATGTCGATCTCTGCCAGGGGCAGGTCGATGATCTCGAAATCACTCATTTGGATGCCTGTATCGGGTCGTTTCTTGGCCGACGCGCCGGGGCGCGTCGGGCGATCACAGGGATTGCAGGATCAGCCACGCCAGCGTGGCCACCGACACCGCAAGGACGGGCAGCAACCACCAGCCGCTGCGCAGGCGCTTCATTCCAGCACCCACGCCGCACAGATCACCACATAAAGCGTGGCAAACAGGCTGACGGCGCCGATCAGATCGCCGGCCCAGCTGTCATCGACAGCCCTCAACGCCTTCCGAATGGCGAAAAAGGCTGCCGCGCACCGGGACCGGGGGCTGATCCTGTCAGGAAACCCGCCATGCTCTGACATCATCGCCATCACGCTGCGACGTCGATGTCAGTGGCGGGATCAGCTTTTCCCCTTTCGCCCTGCGGATATTTCACCGTATCAAGGATCCGGGGTTTCCCCTTGGGGTAACGGGACGGCCAGAGGTTCTCGGGCTTCTGGCCAATGAAATCGGCAATGGCCTGCTGGGCCTTGTAGTGCGTCTGACCTTTGACCCGCCGGCACGATCCGACGGGGATACCGTGGATGCGCGCAAGCCCTGTCAGGGTCATGCCGCGGCGATGGAGTTCGGCCAGGATGCCGGGCCAGTCCATCACTGGATCCTGTTTCTTCATGGGTTTTCCCTCCTGGGAAAGCGGATGCTGCGAACATCCGCTTTTTCTTGGTGGTAGTCGGGCACACACGCCGCGTGACAACGCGGCGCGTGTATAATGGTTAGTATAGAATCTTGAACCAGTCAACGCCAAAAGTTGAAGATATTGAACGTGGCGAGCGGCTGCGCTTGGAGCGCAATCGGCTGGACCTCTCGCAATCAGAACTTGCGAAAAAGCTAGGAGTATCAAAAGGATCGCAGATTCTTTATGAGAAGGGGCGCCCTCCAACGGCCGACTACATCGCCGCAATTGGCGCTTTGGGAGCTGATATGTTCTTCATCCTGACTGGCGTCCGAGGTCAGGATATTAAACCTCGCGTCGGAACAAGTGTGCGAAGGTCAGACGGAACCGTCATAGCAACGTATCAGGGCGAGCATGATGAAACTGCCAACTTTCTTGACGGCGGTGATGACGGATTCATCCGCCTGCCGGTCTACAACGAGGTTGCAGCCTCTGCCGGTCCCGGCGCGCTGGCGGCCACCGAACACCCAGACAGCGTCGTTGCCTTCGCGCGGCGATTCCTGCGCGATCAGGGGGCCGTCCCGGAACGCTGCTCGATCATCAGGGCCCGCGGCGACAGCATGGTTCCGACGATTCCGGATGCTTCGCTGCTGATCGTCGACCACAGCCAGGTCGAGGTCGCCAACGGCTGCATCATGGTGATCAGCGTCGGCGACGATCTCTTGGTCAAACGCGTGCGCCGCCGGCTCGACGGCCTGATCGACCTGGTCTCGGACAACCCGAATTATCCCCCCGAAACCATCGGCCGTGACACGGTCGAGCAGCTGCGCGTGGTGGGTCGGGTGGTGTACTTTTGTAGGACCCCATAACGGGGCATTGTGTGAAGGAGAGGGACTTTGAAGAAGATTGCAGTGGTGTTTTGCGGGTTGGCTTTGTCTGCCTGCGTACCATCGAAACCGATGGTTTCTGACTTCAACGGCGACAGCGTGAAGATCGTGCAGGAAAATTACTTTGGTGAAGGCGCGCGGAACGATGCGACCGATGCGGAAGCGGCGCGCATCTGTGCCAAACGGAAAATGAAGTCCGAGTAT